CAGAGAAATCATGAAAGCTACTGGCAGTGAGAATGTAGCAGTCTACATCCAGGCGATTCATGGATGTTGTGAGAATAGAGGCATCATGGCACATAGTTCATTGACTCAAACTACAGTACTCAAAGGAGCATTTAATACTGATCCTGGTACTAAGAAAGAGTTCATGGATAATGTGAAACTTCAACAAGAATTTGCTCCAAGATAAGGGGAAGGAAATGAAACTTAGAAAAATATTATTAGGATTAACACTAGCAGGATCGTTGATCAGTCATCAGGCAGTTGCCCTAACACCAGCAGAAGAAGTTGTACAGGCTAAAGCGGCTGCAACAGCCAGAGCAGATGCAGCCAGGGCTGCAATACTAGCTGAACAGGCAAGACAATATCAAATAGTTTATGGTAAACCGCTTAATGGGTCAACTACTCCGGCAGTTGTGAATACACCGGTTGTTGTAACTACTCCGGCATTAACTCCTGCAGAAATTGCCGTAAAAGAAGTAGCAGACGCAAAAGCGGTCGTAGCGGCAAAAGCGGAGGCAGATCGCTCGGCAATACTAGCAGAACAAGCAAGACAAATAGCTATTGTATATGGTCCGGTACCGACAGTAACTACTCCACCAGCCACGCTCGTAGCAACTACTCCTGTAGTCACTACGACGGCGCCAACTAGTCCAGGGATTAACCTGTCACCGTATGCTACAGCAGAATATACTGCAAACGGAATCAGTGCCGGTAACTCCAATGATGACTATCTACGTGTAGTTAACGCTAGTTCAGCGTGGAGCAGAGGGTATACTGGGTTAGGGTCTAAGATTTTGATCATCGACAGTGGTATAAATGCCAAACACAGTGAGTTTTTAAATAGTATCACTGATACTAAAGACTTCGTTAGATCTAAATTTGGAATCAATGATAACGTTGGTCACGGTACTAGAATGGCCAGTATCGCTGCTGCTAATTGGGATGGCGTTGGGGTGGCTGGTGTAGCACCAGATGCAATGTTAGCTATCGCCAAGGTCACTGATACTACCTCTTATGGCTTTAGCCAAGCTCGTCAGGCCATAGCTTGGGGTGTTACTATTGGCGCAGATGTAGCTAATATCAGTGCTAACAGTGTATATGATAATGCGTCTAGAAAAACTTTTTATCAACTGAACGATGGATCTTGGGCTAACAGCAGTGCCGCGTATAAGACAAACTATTACACTGGTAAGCGTGCAACTGGATTTTATAACAATGAAGACCCAAAAGCCTGGGCTGAAGCATTGGGCTCAAGTGAAATGGTTATCGTTAACTCAGCTGGTAATAGTGGATTGAGATATCCACAGAACCCCGCACCAATGGCCTATGCTACTCGTCCAGATGGAACATTATACTTAAATGGCCAAATGTTAGTAGTTGGAGCATATGATATTAATACCAATAGTATCGCTAGTTACAGTAATAAAGCTGGACACTTGTGTCAAGGATTTAATATTGTTGCTGGTACTTGTAATGACACATATCGCATGAGTGACTTTTATATCCTAGCACCAGGTAATGCATTCTCTGCTGGTAAAACTGGTGATGTGTATACTAGTTCAACAGGCACTAGTGAAGCGGCTGCAGTGGTTTCGGGTGCTGTAGCTATTATCCATCAACAATGGCCACAGATGACTGGTAGCAATATCGTTAAACTTTTAACAGCTACCGCTAATAAAGATCTAGTAAATTATGATAAAGATGTAATGGGTGCAGGCCTATTAGATTTAGAAAAAGCGACTCGTCCATATGGTGTAGTAGGTATTCCTACAACTGGTAGAAAAGTCGCACTTGGTGGTGGCTTCTCAACTAGCACGTCAGGTGGATTAGCGTCAGTTGGTGCACTAAGTTCAGTAATGGTGACAGATGAGTTTGGTCGTGATTATTATGTTAACATGGCATCAACCGCCAATGCTAAACGAGCTACAGGTACTTTTAATCCTATAAGTAAAGCAAACTTTTACGAAGACTACAATCCTTATAATAAGTTAAACTACTACACCAATGGTGGTAAAGTTGCTCTAGGGCAGTATGATGTTAGGATGTCAATGAATGAGTTTACCCAAACAGGACTAGTTGAATCAGGGTATACCACTAAGTTCAATGACAAGGCAAACTACCGTGTGGGCTTTGGCATGTTGAATGAACGCAATGCTTGGATGGGCAATCAGATCTCAGGTATGATGGGTGAAGTCAATGGTAGTTATACACAGTTCATGAACTTTACTGGTGCATATAACTTAAATAAAAACTTGAGCTTATTTGGTAGTGCTTGGGTAGGTTATACACAGGCCAACTTACAGACTAGTGGATTGATCACCAATGTGGGTGCTACACAGACATATAGTTGGAACATGGGCGTAGATTATACTAAAGAAAAACACAGTTTTGGTGCTACAGTAAGCCAACCAGTTACTGTGAGTAAAGGTACTGTTGATGTTAGCGTGCCAATTGGTTGGACTGCTAACGGTGAAATAGCATATGATCGTAGCCGTGTAAGCATTACTCCAACTGCAATGCAGTATGATATGGGAGTGTATTACAAGTATAAAACTAAAAACTTAAACTTGATTACTTATGGTGAACACCAAACAAACTATCTCAATCAAGCGGGCATGACCAATCAACTATTTGGTTTTGCTCTTAACAAGGAATTCTAAGATGGATTTAAAATCAATTTGTTTAGAATATTTCGAAACATTCTCACGCAGAGACCTAGACGGCCTTGCGTTGATGTTTACTGGTGATGTGACACTACGTGATTGGGAAATCAGTGCTAATGGTATTGATGAAGTATTAACCGCTAACAAAAAGATATTTGATAGTGTTGAATATATCCATGTAATGCCACTGCATCTGTATCGAGATACTAATACTGTGGCTGCAGAACTAAGCATAGTAGTCAGTGGTACTGTACATTTGAGTGTTGTTGACGTTATTAAATTCAATGACGCAGGTAAAATTAGTAGTATCAGAGCCTATAAGGGATAGTAATGAAAAAATTATATGTTAGTGATCAACAGATTCAAGAATATGTGAATCAAATCAGTTTTAAAATGTATAAGGACGATTGGCGCCCAGACTATATCGTGGGACTAACCAGAGGTGGATTAATCCCTGCTGTGTATATGAGTCATACATTAGATATCCCAATGGAAACATTAAAAGTAGCCCTACGTGATGGTACAGGTGGAGAAAGCAACGGTTGGATGGCTGAAGATGCGTTTGGTTATATAGATGCTAGCACAGTTCCTCGTCCGGTAGGTGAATCAACTAGTGACCCAGCACTACGTAAAAACATCTTGATCTTAGATGATATCAATGATACTGGTGCTACACTAGATTGGATCATCAAAGATTGGCCTAGTGGCTGTTTGCCAAATGATCCAGCCTGGGCGGACGTCTGGGGCAACAATGTTCGCTTTGCTGTGTTATTTGATAACTTGTCTAGCAAGTTTAGCCGCAAGGTTGACTACAATGCTGTAGAGATAAACAAAGCTGAAGAAGATGTTTGGATAGTTTATCCATGGGAAAGATAATCTTGCAATTTTTCAAAAATAATAGTAAACTAATAGGATGGTTGGCCAATATCATTACCGTTGTTGGTGTTGTATTCACTAGTCTCGATGTGTATCCGCTCAACATTGCCATATTATCATTGGCTTGTGTATTTTGGGTGCTGACAGGACTACTATGGCGTAAACCAGAGTTATGGTCATTGAATGCCATAATATTATTCATATATCTTTATGGGTTAATTAGATGAAATTAAAAGTAAGTGAAATATTCTATTCAGCACAAGGTGAAGGTCGCTTTATTGGCGTACCTAGTGTATTCTTAAGGACCTTTGGCTGTAATTTTACCTGTGGTGGGTTTGGTATGCCTAGAGGTACTTGCTCAACTGAACGTGATCAAGTCAAGGTAGAGTTATATGATCGCTATGAAGACCTTCCACTAGTAAATACTGGTTGTGATAGTTATGCTTCATGGGATCCTAGATTCAAACATCTTAGTCCAACATATGAGACTAGTACTGTAGTTGAAAAGATGTTAGCACTGGTTCCTAGTAACAGTTGGACTATGCCTAATGGTAATGATACACATTTGGTTATCACAGGTGGCGAGCCATTGCTGGGTTGGCAACGTGCTTACAGTGAATTATTAAGTCATCCAGACATGTATAATCTAAAGAACTTAACATTTGAAACAAATGGTACCCAGGAACTACATGAAGACTTTGCCAAATATTTAAAACTTTGGAATCGTGGTAGTAGAGAGATTACATTTAGCGTAAGTGCCAAATTAAGTGCATCAGGTGAAAAGTGGGCTGATGCTATCAAACCTGAGATTGTTCGTAGCTATGAAAAGGTCGGTACTACGTATCTTAAATTTGTTGTTGAAAAACCCAATGATTTTGACGAAGTAGATCGTGCAGTATCAGAATACAGGAAGGTCAAGTTCAAAGGTGTTATATACATTATGCCAGTAGGCGGTGTGGTTAAAGTTTACGATGGTAATAAATTTAATGTAGCCGATGAAGCCATGCGTCGTGGTTATTATTACAGCCCAAGGTTACATGTTGATCTTTGGGGCAATAGTTGGGGAAAATAAAATGAATAATCTTAAAGTTTTAGAGCGTTATGATGACAAATATCTAGAATCAGCTTGGGACAATAAAATATTAAATTATGATAAAAACAAATTTGATTGGCCGACTATATTTTTAGAAACCATCCGAGAAAAATTTCCAACATTAGATAGATTAGATCATCTACATCTTCATGTTAAAACTGAACAACTAGTTGATCTACGTAAACACTTAGAGCGTATGAGTCAAGGTGATTATTTTCGATCTAAGATTGATAAATTCTTTAAAGAATATATAAGTCCAATAGTACCTGCACAGGACTATATGATTCAGAAAACACCAGGTATACGTTTATTAGTGCCCGATCAAGCCAAGAAAGGTAGGTTGCTGTCGTTCCATACCGGTCATTGGACAGGTTATAATAATGGTATGTATACCGTTTGGACTCCTGTAACAAAAACTTGGGATAGCAATGCGATGCAGGTAATGTCATGGGCCGACACTATTACTGCGATGACTAGGATACATTCAGAATCTATGCCATTAACCGAAGTTCAAGATCTATGTAAATCCTTGTGTTGGCCAACTAATTTAGAAGTAGGTCAATCTTGGTTATTCAATCAAGGACATTTACATGGTAATTTAAATAATGATACCGGAGTAACTCGTATCAGTTTTGATGTCCGTGCAATGATCAAGGGAACTAATTATGGATTTAGATATCCTGGTGGGTTTTGGAGACTACGTAATCAACAAAATGATTTTGAAATCCCTGATACCTTAGATAATACTAAAAAATGGATTGTATTTTCTGATCAAGGTAGTGATTATATTGATGCTACCCCACAGTTTATTATTCGTGAATTTTTGTTATCTTGGTGTAAACGTTATAACATTATTCCAATTGAATGGAATAATGAATATCTACATTGCGATTGGAATATTAATTTACAATTTATTTTAAATAGTGGAGTTGCTGAAGCTATCGCGTTCCCAAGTATCTATGCATTTACCGCAGAACCTAAACTTAGATTAGAAATCATGCAACTAGCACTAGATAAGGGAATACAGTTAGTATTTGTTGATGAAAATATTTTATTAGATTCGCAAGCTTCGTTGGATTATATTAAAAAGATATATGCTTTTGCTTATACAGGAGAAAAAAATGAATAAAATATTAGATTATATCGACTCACATATTCCGCAAATGGAAATGTTAGGAGTTATCATGCGCATTATCAGTTTCAGTTTAGTATCGTGGTTAGGTCCTCATAGTCCGTTTATGTTTGTATGGATCTTTAATACCATTGATGCTATTCTATTAACCTATTGTGCAAGCGTCAGAAAAGACCCAGCTTATACTTTATTAAATGGATTTTGGATCATAGTTGGATTAGTTGGTATTGCTAGAGCTGGGGGATGGATTTAATGAGTTATTTGTTTACCAGTGAAAGTGTCAGTGAAGGACATCCAGATAAAGTAGCAGATGCTATCAGTGATGCTGTGTTAGATTTAATGATGCGAGAAGGCAATCAGGCCTATCGTTGTGCCTGCGAAACACTAGTAACAACTAATCAGGTCATCATAGCTGGCGAATACAAAGGTATCTATAATCATCAAGAAGTTGAAAATGCTGTGCGTCGTGTCATCCGTGACATTGGATATGAGCAAGATGGATTCCATTGGGAAACTGCGAAGATCACTAACTTGATGCATGGACAAAGTGCAGACATCGCCCTAGGTACAGACACATTTGGCGCTGGTGACCAAGGCTTAATGTTTGGGTATGCTATTAATGAAACCCCAGATCTGATGCCTAGTGCTATTTACTACAGTCATTTGATTGTTAAACGATTAACTGCTGTGCGTAAGAGTGGAGCAGTATGGTTAGGTCCAGATGCTAAGTCACAGGTAACTATGGAATACAATGATGGTGGTAGTGTGCGTCGTATTGCTAAGGTGGTATGTTCAACACAACACTTAACTGAGATAGCTATTGAAGATGTACGTGAACAAGTTAAGACTATTATTGACACAGTTCTACCAGACAATCTAATTGATACCAATACAGAATACTTGATTAACCCAACTGGCAGATTTGTTATTGGTGGTCCAGATGGCGACACCGGTCTAACAGGACGTAAGATTATTGTAGATACCTATGGTGGTTATAGTCCACACGGTGGCGGTGCTTTCTCAGGTAAGGATCCTACTAAGGTAGATCGTAGTGCGGCTTATATGGCTAGATACTTAGCTAAGAACATTGTAGCTACCAAAGGTGCACACAAAGCTACTGTACAGATCAGCTATGCTATTGGTGTCAAAGAGCCCACTAGTTTGTTTGTTAAGACTGACCGAGGCATTGAGTTTGATAATACTATTACTAGTTGGATACGTGGAAATATTGATCTTACACCAGCAGGCATCATAAATAAATTTGAGCTGTTCCGCCCTATATACAGCCAAACAACCAACTATGGACACTTTGGTAAAGCAGATTTACCATGGGAAGCCGTGGATTTATTCAAGGATTAGTATGATAAAGAAATTAATTAATAGCTTGTTTGGTACTAAACCCGAACCAGCAGTTATTAAAGAACAAAAAATCAAAAAGACCCCAAAAGATTTGGCCACAGAACGTGACGAACCTTGGGTAGAAGTATTAAGTATGGATATCGATAAAGATAATCCAGGTAATGGTGCATTTGAATTAGATTGGAATGACAAATTTTTGTCTAATTTAATACGTGCTGGGTATCAAGGTAAAACAGATCAAGACATAGTAGATAATTGGTTCAAAGCAGTATGTCGTAATGTTATACAAGAAAACTTTGAGCAAGAGCAAGCGGATCCAGAAATTCGTGCCAGTAATCGCCGTGATTTAGGTGATGGTAGAACGGAAGTAAGTTGATCCTATATGTCAATGGTGACAGCCACACGGCTGGTGCCGAAGCAGTAAATTCATTTGCTTTCGCTAATGATGACCCACAGTACAAATATCTAGGAAGAGACCCCCATCCTGATAACTTATTCGTTAGTTATGGTAATATCCTAGCAAAAAATCTCTCAGCTGAACTATACTGTGATGCCGAAAGCGCCAGCAGTAATGATCGTATTATCCGCACTACTAAACATTATCTTAAAAACAATCGTCCAGATTTGATCGTAATCGGGTGGAGTACTTGGGAACGTGAAGAATGGTTGTACGAAGGACAATATTGGCAGATTAATGCAGGTGGAGTTGGTGATGACTGGCCAGATGCTATTAAGCAACAATATAAACATTGGATTAACAATATAGATCACCAGCAAAAAGAACAAGAAGCACATGAAAAAATTTGGGCACTACACCAAGAATTATCTGATATTCCGCATTTATTTTTTAACAGTTATCTAGCATTAAATTTTACCACACAGTATGATTGGAATAATAGTTATCTATATCCATACGATAATGCATATACTTACTATCATTGGTTAAGCAATCAAGGTTATAAAACGGTTAATCCAAAAAGTTATCATTATGGTCCAGATGCACACCAATCTTGGGCAAACCATTTGACAAAAATCATAAATGAAAGTATAATAACTAAATGAGATATCTATTAGTTGACACCGCAAACACATTCTTTAGAGCAAGACATTCAGCACATCGCCAAAGTGATACTTGGGACAAGCTGGGTTTTGCTATCCACGTAACCCTAGCATCAATCAATAAAAGTTGGCGCGATCAGAAAGCTGATCATGTTATATTCTGTTTAGAAGGACGTAGCTGGCGCAAAGACTTCTATGAACCCTATAAGAAAAATCGTAGCGTAGCACGTGCGGCGCTTACTGAGAGTGAACAGGAAGAAGATCGCTTGTTCTGGGAAACCTTTGACAACTTAAAAACATTTGTCGCAGAAAAGACTAACTGTAGTGTTCTACAACACGGTGAATTAGAAGCTGATGATCTTATAGCAGGGTGGATACAAAGTCATCCAGATGATCACCATACTATCATATCCAGTGACACAGACTTCTATCAACTCTTAGCAGACAATGTTAATCAATATAATGGTATCAGCGATGAGCTCCATACACTAAAAGGTATCTTTGACAAGAAAGGCAAACCAGTCATAGATAAGAAAACTAAAGAGCCCAAGAAGATACCTAATCCACAGTTTATACTTTTTGAAAAGTGTATGCGTGGTGACCCCACTGACAACATATTTTCAGCATTTCCAGGCGTGCGCACTAAAGGTAGTAAGAACAAGGTAGGACTTGAAGAAGCCTACAGTGACAAAGATAAAAAAGGTTATAATTGGAACAACATGATGTTACAGCGTTGGGTTGATCACAATGGCCTCGAACATCGTGTACTAGATGACTATGAACGTAATCGTGTTCTAGTAGATCTAACAGCACAACCAGATGATATAAAGATTAAGATGGCAGAAACTATTGCGGCCGCACAGGTGCCTAAGAACATGCCCATGATAGGCGCACAGTTCTTAAAGTTCTGTGGCAAATATGACCTGGTTAAACTCAGTGACAATGCCAGCGCAATCAGTGAATGGTTGATGGCTAGTTATCCGCAGAAAGAACATGCATGATAGCAGATGGCAAGTTCCTCGCATTAGATCTAGAACTTAACCAGCCCAGTGGTAAGATCATACAGGTTGGTGTAGCTATAGGTGACAAGAACACACGCTTTGAAGACTATGTTGTCCGTAAATGGTACATAGATCCACAGGAACCTATCAGCGAGTTCATCAATGATCTCACCGGCATAACAGATGCTGATATACGTGCTGAAGCATACAGCCATGAACATGTTGCCCGTGAGCTCGGTGAGTTAATTAAAGAACACAAGTGCTTTATCAATCCAGTGACTTGGGGTGGTGGTGATAGTAGTGAATTACTAGCAGAATTCTGCAAAAATCATGCTGAATTCCCGCATTTTGGCCGTCGTTGGATCGATGTTAAGACCTGGTATACATACTTGATGCTGACCAGAGGTAAAGCCGCCAGTGGCGGGTTGGCGTCAGCCATGGGCTACTTCAAATTGCATTTCAAAGGTGCGGCACACAGAGCAGATGTTGATGCGGCTAATACCCTAGCATTATTTTTTAAATTATTGGACAGGCAAGCCCGACTAGAAAGCATACTAGACAGTGCAAAAAACATTTGACTTTAATCAAAAATCTAAATATAATATAGTATGACTAAAGAATTAGAAAAACTAGCAGCTCAAGCAGGATTACCCGTAACAGATAATCTTGAATATTTCTATCGTCTAGTTGGTGAGCGTTGTGCTGACATCTGTGGTAGCCAAGGTGATCAAAAGAACATACGTCGCCATTTTGGACTAGACTACTATGATGGTCCTAGTCATTATCAGAGTAAACAACATCAGGAAACACAGTATGATTGGAATAAACATTACGTTGAGGAAAAGAAATAAATGGCACATATAATCGATAAAACATTTGAATTCTGTTATGGACACAGAGTTTGGACACAGAAACTAAATGGTGAGTATGCGGCAGACTTGAAGTGTGCTTGTCGTCACCTACATGGACATGAAGGTAAGATGCAGGTATATCTAAAAAGCCCAACCGGCGAATTAGATCCAACTGGTATGGTAACTGACTTCCGACATTTAGAATGGTTAAAGAAATGGATCAATGAATATATCGATCATCAGTTTGTATTAGACAAGAATGATCCATTGTATAATCAAATTGTTGGCGACCGTGGATTAGTTCCAGTATTAGTTCCAAACACAGAACACGTAGCGGGATGGCATCTAGACTTAACAGGCTTAGATCCTAATACACCAGAGTATGAATACTATGAAGGATTTATGATCGTAGACTTTGTTCCGACAAGTGAAAACCTAAGTAGCTGGATGGCAGATCTAGTGGATGTTAAAATGAAATCATTGAATGTAACTGTTGACCACATTGATTGGTGGGAAACTCCTAAGAGCCGTAGCGTATATTACAAATGACCGCCTCAGTATTCATCCTACTAGCCTTATTTGGCATCAAGCATTTCATCGCTGATTTCTTGATGCAGTATGATTACATGCTCCGTGAGAAAGGTATCTATGGTGCTACCGGTGGCTTACATCATGCTATAGTCCATGCTAGTTGGACATTCCTGATTCTAGTATTCTTTTGCTCTAATGTAAATACAATTATCGCACTTTCATTTGCGGACTTTGTCTTACACTATCATATAGATTATTTTAAGCAACAATTAAACAAGGGACTTACGCCAGCAGATCGTCAGTTTTGGATTTGGCTTGGCGCGGATCAAGCTCTGCACTATTTAACTTACGTAGGAATTATCAGTTATGTCACTCTTAGCTAAAGCAGTGGTTAAAAATAAATGTTGGGTAGTTGAGGACAATGGGCATCAGGTTGGCACCATCTTAACTAATCCACAAGGGGTTGTTTATCAGCATGATCAGACCCGTGAACAGTTTGCTAGTTTAAAAATGCTTAGCGACAAGTATAACATCGTAGTAGACAAAGCACCACCTAAAAAGATCATCACAGAAAGCAATAATGTCTATGGTTATCCGTGTGAATATAAAGCTAATAATATTCTTTGGGACGTACGGCACAAATTGCCTATCTTTACTAAAGGTACTAAAAGTAAAAGTTTCTTCTGTGCTGGATATTATATAGTTAAATTTAACAACGGTTGGGTCAAATCATATTGCCCTAAACTAATTACACTTAATCGCTATGCTTATGCCGGCCCATATGAGTCAGCAGAAGAAATGCAAGAACATTTACGTATCGCCAATGGAGCCCTACATGGAACAACAGTTAAGTCTGCATCTGAAGAAATTTAATGATCGTGTTAAAGTGATGAATCAGACCAATGCCAAAGATCTTAATCTTTCAGCATTAGAAGCACGTAATATACACAGTGAGATTTTTGAACTACTAACAAAGATCAATGACCTAACAGAAATTAAACGAGCCGCAGACACAGAAGCAGTGGTATCAGTTGAATTTGATGGTGGGAATTTCTAATTATATATGTAGTTAATGGCATAAATAATACGTAAGGAGGATCGTCTAGTGAGTCGACCAAAACCAAATGTATTATTAGAACATGTAAACAAGACAACATATAAGAGTGATCAGATCCTGAGCAGTGAAGGTATCTGGGCAGTGTTCTATGATAACCACCCTATCAATCTAAAAACACAGAACATCCTAGTAGCCTACCCTGGTCCTAAGTACAAAAAAGTATCATTTAGCAATCCAGGGCATGCACATAATCTAGCTAAAAAGCTGAATACCTTGTTTAAATCAGATAAATTCACAGTGGTATTACTAAGTGCTGGAACTCCAGTACTTGCTTAAAATATGGCACGCACTGCTGACTCATTGCAGAATGTATGGCAGGCTCGATTCCAAGAACACACCCTAAATCCATTTACATCAGATCCTAAACTTGGTATACGTTATCAACGCTACGATAATCCAGCGTCTTGGTGGCATAATCCAGTTAATCCAGACAGCCTACGCTTGACCCGTCCAGCGTTTAACATGCTGAACAAAAACAAAGAAATCAAAAATTGGCATTTCAAACTGCCTACAGAACTGGTTAATCGCAGTTATATCCAATTAGAAAAACATTTTACCAGCCCATACTATATATCTGGTCCAAAATCCATCTATGTGTTCAGCGAGCAGGATAGTATCATGCTGGCCTTGCATGGATCAAATCTACAGCAATACTTGGACAATTTGAGCCAGTGATTTTAATTGACAACCTCTAATTTTGGTGTTATAATAGCTATAACAATAATTAGAGAATTTATCAAACTTATATGACAGCACTAGTAAAAAAACACAAGAATCTGCATTCATATCTTATAGCAGAGGAGAAGTTAACCCCAAAACAAAAAGAAAAAGAATTTGAAGATTTAGTAGGTCTATTTCTCAAAACTGACGATTTTTATGGTTCTAGTGTTTATTCTCCAAATCACGATCAAATTCCTGCATCTCTTATTGAAAAATGGAATATCGGTCATTTATTGTCAGGCGCTACATCAAAAGGTGCTGATTGGTTCACCGAATGCATGGAAGGTACTGCTGTTGAGGTAAAATATCAACATGACGATTCAAGTATTAAACTAGATAAACTTTCTGTTAAAGAAGTAGCTCTCAATAAGACGAATATTAAAAATCGAGTTCTTGTTACTAACTTATCTCGTGTAAGTAGTGCCATTGAAGAATATCTTGATAATTGGACCTATATTTTTGGCGAGGACATATATAACGAAGAAATTTATGATAGAATCCGTAGTTATGTATTAACGCCGACTAAAAAAGAAAAACTTAAACCTGCAGGATATAGAGAAGATTTACTTTTAATCCCAGGTAACACAGACTTCCATGAGCAAAGTATCAAAGATTTATTTGACGAAATAGTTGCCCAAATTGGGCATGACGGAGTAGCCAGAGTGTTATCCATTAAACCCACTGCGGCAGGTAAAGGTACCGATCCTATTTTACTTTGGAAATTTTTCTTAGAAAAATTCTTTAATAAAGAATCAATGCTTACAGTTAAAGTCAATCCAAGTTTGACTGTTTTATCAGGTAACCTTATTAAGGAAGTAAAAGATATTAACGCCAGAGGAGCAAAGACACGTGTGATAGTTCTCGCTGGAGATGTTAAAAAAGGTATTGAAGATAAAGACGAACTAAACAGGGTTAAAAAATATTCTGAAGTAATTACTAGAGAAAATTTATTGATAGATATTATGCTCGATTGGGCATCTAAGAATTACCATCTTCACATCGAAACAACTATTCATAGTTACAAACTATTAGGCGAAATAATGATTGCTGAAAACATCGTCGGCGATTTCATGTATATTGATGAAGTCAAACATACTGTTCAGTCTGAAGATAGTGATTGGGCCAAATGTGTTTTTAACCAATACGGTGCTTGGACTATTAGAGTAGGTGCTGATGCTAACATTTTAGAGGGTGCAGACGAAAATGGATTACAAGTTCCTACAAGTATGCGTAATTCTAATCTTTGGAGGAACTTAACTAAACCGTCTCAATTTGCTCCGGTAGAATGGCAAGAAGGTGATGTCACTGCTCGAGGGTGGAAAAGAAAAACCAAATTAATCGTTAATGTATATGATGTTAATGATCTTCCTGTAGAAATTCAAGGTGCGGTCCATGATAAAAAATCTGCTATTGTTACAATCAATGGGGTGGCGGCTCCACAAGAGTGGATTTTTAAATTAGATGCGTTAGCCCGATACTTACTCGACTACCCCAAAAGAAAATTTCCTATGTTTAATTTAAACTCTCATGAGAGAGTAAAAAAATTCATACAATTTACAGAGCATGCGTGGCCGGAAATTGTAAAACAATACGGAGATTCTCGTAACCCAGAGATTCGACGATTGCTAGCGATACCATTCATTGATATCTATAGTAATGGAACTTCACATAATAAGATTCAAAGATTAGTTGACGGAATTCCAACCAATAATCCAAAAGGTGCAACTGTATGTCAAGTTAAAAAATTATCTGAAGGATGGGATCCAAAAGATGGGTGGGTTGATACTATAAGTTTCGTTGATAACAGTGGAAGCAAAATACGTATTTCTCAAACCATTGGTAGAGGACAAAGACTAGGTGGCGGGTTTGACGAATTAAATGTCATTGAAACTATTATTGTTGATTCGACAAATCAATTTGAAGTTAAAAGGGCATTTACTCTTATTAATCAGGTAGCAGAAGCACTAGAACTTGGAGATAATATTGATGATAGTATTACATTTTTTGATCATACTAATCAATCAGTGCCAGGTGGTGGTCGAACGAAAGGTAGTAAATATACCCGACCTGTTTGGGAATTAGAAGGTGGATTAGTAAATGCATTTAAAGGATTCCTACAACACGGAAACTTTAATCCTCATCGATCAATTGTTGAGGAAATATACCAAGATAGTTTAGAATTTTATAATATAACATATGGCAATCAATTCGCTATGAAAGAATTTCATGATTCTATAGCCAACAAAGAAAAATACAAAGAGTTTTTTTCCCAGTATTCTAGTCCAGACAGATGTAGAAGAGCTATTGCTCATATTAGACTTGGGAGACATTTTTTACTGCCTACAAAATTAAAAATAGAAGCTAGAAAAAAATGGAAGCAGTTTAACAAAGATAGAAACAATCAATATGTTACTACAGACAATCTTATCATCGAATTTGCTGAGACATTTGATCCCACTACTATTGAAAATAACAGTATCTTATACTGTAAAGAAAAACAATATCTAACATTGTTTAATGATTTATGTAGCAAATATGTAAATTCTAATGGGGGTAAAATTTCAAAACGAGGATTACAGGCGGCATACAATAAGAGAGGCCGTTACACCGATCCTAAATTTAATCAAGCAATTAGCAAAGCACTAAAGAAATTAAAATCTTATGCAGATAAATTTAGTGATCTTGTTTTAAAAGAATTTGAAAAAGAAATTAAAAAAGTCCCGCACATTAATGCTATTAGTTTATATGCCACAGCATTGCCCATAGCAGAAAAATATAAATTAGAAGTGCGTAAAGTAAGTGCATTAAACAAAAAAATAAAAGGATTAGAGATAACGCAACAAAAAAATAAAGATAAGTTAATTGAACTATACCAATTAAATTATAGAAATTTTAAAAATGTAGTTGAGTTAGATCAGTTTGTGATACAACAATCTAGAATTAATGGTATTATCACAAATAAAGGATATTGTGCGAATAATCTCAGACGTAAACAACTTAAAGATATATCCAACTATTTTAAAGTAATCTCAAGACAACAAACAGTTAAAAATAGGAAAAAATACCTTGTTGGCACTGCTAAATCCGTTACAACCCCAAAAGGAATATTTTCAAGTAGAAAATTAGCTGCAGAAGCACATAGAGTTACACCAGCTGTTTTTGAAAGAATGATGTTAAGAGAGGGGCATCTATATTATTATACTAATACTGGTCCAAAAAAACCCGTAGCATCAACCACAAATAAAGGCAGGATAATTGTAACTCATATAGGTAAATTTTCAACACAAAAGGAAGCTGCCAAAGCGTATAAGGTAGATGTTACTACATTTGGCTCTTGGATGAAAAAGAAACCGACAGAGTTTTATTATGAATAATCTCAACTCTGTTTGGCAAAACTAAATAGAAATTATAGTTAAACTGTTTGACCTAATCAGCAGTTTAGTTATATAATTAAAGCAACACACTCCTAGCCAACCGGAGTCCCTACCCGGCCCCTGACGCAAGTCAGAAGCGAACATTAGACAGGTAGCCCAGCGTCGCATCAAGCGGCAATGGTAGGTTATGATACAGCTCTGTAGACATAATCAACGTCAGGTTGGCATAATATTATCTAACAAGGACAACAATATTATGACAAGAATAAAAGTTTATTCAACACAAAAATCCGCATTTCCGCAGACCGTAGAAATATATACTGTTGAGAATGGTACTAAAAGTAAAAGTTCTTGGTGCTCAGAAATCAACACTACCGACTATCTTAACACCCGAGACGAGTTAGAACAACTTGGATACCTAGCGCATCCAGCATCGAGCCAAGAAATCACCACCCAGGAATACAGCATATTCCAACAGGGGGTTAACTAACATGACAAACAAATATTTTAGCTACCAGGGGGGTTGGTGGACCGTTTGGGAAAGCATTGACCCGTGGGGGAAGCCGCTAACTTATGCTATAGAATGTTCCAATGATTGCGATCACGAAAACAGTGCATGGGAATATGTAGAAGCCAGCGATGTTAGGATTGACGTTTGGTGCCTCGAACAAGATCCAAACGATCTTTTCATCGGTGATGATGAGTATGATGAGCAGTATGAAAAGGAACACGACGACCCCAATCACCCTCCTAACATTAAGCCATTTGAACCTAGTAAATTAAAAGCCATGTTAGAAGGTCTTAAAAAATCTGATATCATCTATGGAAATCTACATGAGACTGATGAAGATATTTTAGGAATGATTAGGTCCAGAAATAGAAACACAACTTCAGCTGACATAAGAGAGCTTTCAGAAAAAGAACTTGCCGCCTTAAACCAATCGGATGCAGAGTACGAATTGCTCAATATCGATGCCAGCTATATGGCTCTGGTGCGTAAACTAGGATGAAAGTACACCCCTTTAAGGATGATTGTCCAGACTGGATTATAAAATACGTTATGAATTCTACCGAATTTAAAACGATATCTGCTGAACTAAAGAGTCAAGGACTATTATATAAATGGTCCTTGCTCCCCCGGACAGACGGATGGGAGATTGGTGGAGTTATCGCAATAAATCAAGAATTTGTTCAAATCGCTGAAAGTCTAGGGTTCGGACACATGTTCGAATTAGATGGTAAATTTATCGCTGTTGAATTAGAAGAAAATTATGATCTTCTTCTAGCGGCCTTGACTCAAAGCCATTGACTTTTATCAATTTTCTTGCTATAATGACTTATGTTTGAATATATCGCCACCCTAGTAGGCATGCATGAAACTGACAAGATTCTCATGGCTGAAGCACAGGCCAAAGAATCTAACAAAACAGCCATAGTCCAAATGGCCACACCTAATCTCTCAGCACCCTGTAATTATAGGGATCCCAAGAAAATCAAGGAATGCCTAGACGCAAAATTTAAACTTCAAGATAAAACGCCCGATCCCTATCAAGACATGTGGGATAAGGACTGGATCAACAAAAAAGACTAATAAATTCAATGATTTATAAGTCATTGATTCTTAAAGACTTCTTAAAATCGCCTATTTTTTGGTTGACTTTTTGGTAAAATGACTGTATAATGTTTACATACAATAAGAAAACGGAGCAAAATATGACAACAAAAACAACAGATTTACAGTGGGAAATTCAGGCCTACGGTATGACAAAAGCAGAGTTAAATCGTATGATAAAAACGCAGGCTTTTCCAGGACAGGAACTTATGTTCGCCGCAGGCTTGTTAAGTGATGCCCAACAGGTTTTAGACCCAGAGTTTAATGCTGATGGTTGGGTAAGTCCAGACGTTGCTAATCAAGCACGTCAATATATCAACTGCGCCAAGGCTATCATGTTTGATGTCATGGACCCATCACGCCGTAAGGTAATAGGGGAGACTGCATAATGTTAGAACAACTAGATCAACTATTAGTAGATATCAAGGCGGACTATGCCCGCTGGGGTAAGAATTTAACTTCATATCGTCAAGAGATGATCGATGAATTCAGTGCCCGTGTGCGTGTTACTGAAGGTAAGAAGTATTACAAGGTCATACAAGGTACCAGCGTATGGGGTTTTATCGTTAAGGAAGATGGTGGTAAGTTCCGCAAAGGTGACATCTTAAAAGCCGCAGGTTGGAATGCGCCAGCAACTAATTCTGCACGTGGTAATATCATAGACGGTGGTTATACTGTCCAATGGACAGGCCCACTTTACTTAAGATAAGGACCGACCATGACCCCACAAGAACAAGAAATCATTGACGCTATCTGGGGCGAAGATGCCTCAGAAGTAGACAAAGCAGAAGCCACACAGGTAGTCGAAGGTATCTTTGCCATGGCAGACATCATGAAAGCCCGTATGGAAGCTGGCAAGATTGCTTATGTTCCACTAACTGATTATTATCATTAAGGATCCAAAATGCTTGAATACGTTTTATGCTATGCTTGGTCGTTTACCTTAGGTGCCTTTTTTGGAGGTGCTGTAGTTTGGTATCTATTCCATTTAAAATCCAAGGGCAAAATCTAACTTGACAAACGACTATTTTGGTGCTATAATAGTTCTACACAGTTAAAAAATAGAAAGGGTTAAAAATGGCAGTTACAGAAAATCGTACCGTAACCAGTGAAGAAGCTCGCGTAGCACTCGTTCAATGTTTCAATAAAAAACGTCCAGTTTTTCTTTGGGGTCCTCCGGGTATTGGTAAGTCAGAACTAGTAGAAACTATCACCGAAGAAATGGGTGGCTACATGATCGACTTGCGCCTTGGACAGATGGATCCAACAGATATCCGTGGTATTCCTTTTTACAATAAAGATTTAGGCTTGATGGATTGGGCACCTCCAATCGACTTACCAAGTGAAGAACTTACTAGTCAGTATCCAGTCGTCGTATTATTCTTTGATGAGATGAATTCAGCGGCGCCTAGCGTACAAGCGGCGGCTTATCAGCTGATTCTTAATCGTCGTGTTGGTAAGTATCGTCTTCCAGACAATGTGGTTATGGTTGCCGCTGGTAATCGTGAAGGTGACAAGGGCGTTACGTTTAAGATGCCTAGTCCGTTGTCAAATCGTTTCGTCCATTTGGAAATGCGCCCAGACTTTGACGCTTGGCAAAAATGGGCAGTGCTCAACAATATTCATAAAGACGTTGTAGGTTACGTGTCGTTCGCTAAACAGGACTTGTTTGACTTTGATCCTAAAACAGCATCACGTGCTTTCGCAACACCTCGTTCGTGGACTTTCGTAAGTCAACTGTTAGAAGATAATCTACCAACCAGTGTCGAAACAGACTTGGTAGCAGGCACAGTTGGCGAAGGTACCGCAGTAAAATTCATGGCGCATAGAAAAATAGCTGGCCAAATGCCTGACCCTAGAGAAATCCTTGATGGTAAAGTTCGAGAACTTAAAATCAAAGAAATCTCAGCTATGTATTCTTTAACTGTGTCTATGTGCTATGAACTTAAAGACATTAACACTAACAAGAAAGACAGTATCAATCAGGACCAATGGCATGAGAAAGTAGATAACTTCTTCAAGTTTATGATGGAGAACTTTACTACAGAACTCACTGTCATGGGTGCTAGAGTTGCACTAACCGTCTATAACTTACCGTTTGTTCCTAACAAACTTAAAACATTTGATGAATTCCATAAACGTTTTGGTAAGTATATCGTTCAGGCAGTAGCTTAATGGCAAAACCAAACTCAAAAGGTACTACAACTACCAAAGCCAAAAACTATGTGGGCATAAAAACTAAACCCGATGTAGATGCTCTAGTTCGTGAAAAACTAGTAACTGCCCGTATCGCCTTATTGCTCAAAGCACCTTTCTTTGGTAATTTGGCTACTAGATTACAATTAATTAATGCTGACGATTGGTGTCCAACCGCCGCAACTGACGGACGTAAGTTCTACTATAACAGTGAATTCCTTAAGAAAATGCCAGCCAAACAATTGGAATTCCTTATGGGGCATGAGGTCCTACACTGTGTTTATGACCATATGGGTCGTCGTGGTGAACGTGATCCCCAACTATGGAACATCGCTGATGATTATTGTGTAAATCAAGACTTATTAGATCAACGTATTGGTGAAAAGATTCCAGTTGGGTTATATGAGCCAAAATATCGTGGCTGGTCAGCTGAAGAAGTCTATGATGACTTATACAAGAATGCAGATAAAATCGACATTGACGATCTGATGGACCAACTATTAGACGAACACCTAGACGGCGACGGTGAAGGTGGAGAAGGTGAAGAGGGTGATGAAAAGAAAGAAGGTAAAGGTCGCCCTAAACTAAGTGAAGAAGAACGTAAACAGATCCGTGATGAGATCAAAGAGGCTGTAATGACTGCCGCCCAAACTGCTGGTGCTGGTAATTTACCTAGTGGTGTTAAGCGTATGATCAAGGATCTAACAGCACCGCAGTTAGATTGGCGTGCTCTATTGCAACAACAGATCCAAAGCACCTTACGTACAGATTATACTTGGGCTAGAGCTAGCCGTAAAGGGTGGGACATGGATGCTATCATGCCAGGTAGTGATTGGGACAAAGAGATTGACATTTGTGTAGCCATTGATACATCGGGTAGTATGTCAGATACCATGCTTAAAGATATCCTTAGTGAAGTCAAAGGTATCATGGAAAGTTATCAGAGTTTCCGCTTACACTTATGGTCATTTGATACTGATGTATACCCAGAAGGTGCCAAGGTATTTACAGCAGATAACCTAGATGAGATCATGGATTGGGAACCTTTGGGTGGTGGTGGCACAGACTTTGAAGCCAATTGGAAGTGGATGCGTGAGAACGATATCCAACCTAAGAAGTTTATCATGTTCACAGATGGTTACCCATTTGGATCGTGGGGTGAACCAGACTACTGCGATACTATGTTTGTTATCCACGGGTCAACTAGTATCGAAGCACCATTTGGTATTACTACCTACTATGAACTAAGCAAAGAACATGCTTAAACGTGGCGAAGTTAATCTTTTAAATGTTCATCAACTAAGACGTGTCAATCATTGCCCACCTCATTTTGAGCAGGTCATGTTTGAGCCCTACGCTACAGAAAAACAAATCACAGATTGGCTTTACGAAAATCTTGAAGGGCGGTTCTATGTAGGCAACATAGACGTAGCCCGCACTCCGGGCGGCAAGCCCATTGATCGAAATTTATTAGTGGCTTTTGAACTCGCCAGCGAGGCCAGCTACTTCAGCCTAGTACTGCCAAGCATAAACACCATCTAAGAAATTTTTCCACCTCTCATCTAGCTGTTAAATAGAATTGTCCCCTAAGGAGAATTTGACAAATGGCAAAGAAAGAAAAACAAGTAGAGCAGGCTCCTGCAGAAGTTGCTCCACAGCAAGATCAACAACCAAGTTTGAATCTGCAGGATCTAATCCTAGTAGCACAGATTATACAAATTTGCTCATCACGCGGCGCTTTTAAAGCTGATGAACTAGCTAATGTTGGTACACTATATACAAAATTAGTTGCATTCTTGCAAAGCACTGGTGCTTTAAGTCCAGCGCCTGAAGCAACACAAACAGAGGAAAAATAAAAATGATTAAACATATCGGAAGACACGGTGAGAAGAAAGTAGTTGTTGCTTATAATACAGTACCAGGTGAAGATCACATGGCGCTAGTTATTTACAGTGATGCATTACCTGCAATGATTCATGATGAAGTTATGAAAGTAGTAGAAAGCTCAGCTGGGCAAAGTGCTCCTATATTAGCTGATGCATTATTCCGTAATATCATGCCAGATGGTAACAATACCTTAGGTGCATTACATAAAGGTGGTTACCTAAAGAAAGTACAGACTAAACAGGTTATTTTAAAGCCTAATGCTAAATCAAGTGTTCGTTTAGATGAACTCAATGAGATCCTTAAAAAGATGGAAGGTAGTGCAGAAGCAGCAAAAAAACTAGCCGACATTGATGCAGGTCGTGGATACGCTGATCCTAGCAAAAATGGTAGTCGTGACGTGGGCGAACCAGTTAAAACTGAAGCCGCGGTAAATACTAGTGGAGTATTAACTGATGCTGATCTAGCTAACCAACGTCTTGACCAAGCTACAAAAATGGAATCACAGGCAAAGACATTACTAGCAGAAGCTAAACGATTAAAAGAAGAAGCTAGTTCATTAGCACCAAAAACAAAGGCTAAGAATGTCAGAGCAACCAAAAAAACCATCGCGTAATAAAGCAAAGAAACTTAATCTTAATAAGAGAAAGAGTTGGCAAGACATAGTCAACGGTGTTGATAAGCGTGAAGTACCTATTAGTGTGCTGGAACATATTTCAGTACAACTAATAGATGGTACTAACATCACTATCAACATCAAAGACTTGATCGGTGCCGGTCAAGATCCTCTTGAGATCGAAGCTATGTTAGATGAAAAGTTTAACGAGCTTGATCAATACATTAAGAACGTTGATTTCTTTGTAGACATCGATAAAGTCAAAGACGCTGTACAACCCGAGACTGACAAGGTACTGAAAGGCCTATGATTTGTAGCATATTAGCTTCAACCAACTTAGGTGGAATAGGCAATAGAGGTACCTTACCTTGGCCTAAACATACACAAGACATGATTTGGTTTAAAGAACATACTGAGAATCAAATCGTGGTTATGGGACGTAATACCTGGGATGATCCTAAGATGCCAAAACCATTACCCAATCGCGTTAATTATGTTGTCAGTAGTCGTCACGTAGACAAAGAATATCAACACCTAGTGCGTTGGATTCCTGGTGATGCTGTAGACAATATCAAACAAATCCAAAAGCAAAATCCAAAACAACACGTGTTTATCATTGGTGGTCAGCAACTGTATGATGCTACCGAATCTATTGTTGAACGTGTTTACTTAACTCGTATGAAAGGAGCATGGTTTGCTGATACTCGTATTGATCTAGAACGTTATCTAACTTGTTTCCGCATCAGTGGAGTGCGCCCAGGCAATAACTGCACCTACGAAATTTGGAATCGCGTGTTATTCTAGTTGACAAAGTATAGCAAACCTGCTATAATAGTAAAATGAAAACTTATCTCGAATCTCTAAAATTTGTTTTAGAAAACGGTACCCTACGAGAAGATCGCACGGGCACAGGCACTATTGGCATTTTTGGTATGCAAAGTCGTTACAATCTAAGTAAAGGATTTCCAGCAGTAACAACCAAAAAATTAGCATTCCGTGCCTGCCTTAGTGAACTACTTTGGTTCCTCGAAGGTTCAGGTGATGAGCGTAGGCTAGCAGAAATCCTACACGGTACCCGCGATGCAGACAAGCGTACTATTTGGACAGACAACGCTACCAGTGATTATTGGCAACCAAAAGCCCAATATGATGGTGATCTAGGACGAGTGTATGGAGTACAATGGCGCCATTGGCGTAAACCTACTGAAATGGAAACCTACTATACTTGGACTAATACCGAGAATGGTATGCAGGCCCGTGCCAAAGTAGGCCTACATGTAGATCAAGTCCAACAATTAATTGATGGTATCAACCAAGATCCATATGGTCGTAGGCATATCCTAACAGCTTGGAATCCAGGTGAGTTAGATGAAATGGCCTTGCCACCCTGTCACTGTTTCGCGCAGTTTTATGTCAGCGCAGACGGTAAGTTAAGTTGTCAGATGTACCAGCGTTCCTGCGATATGTTCTTAGGAGTTCCCTTTAACATAGCATCCTATTCCTTGCTCACACATATGATCGCGCAGGTATGTGGGCTTGAGGCAGGTGAGTTTGTTCACGTGCTCGGCGACGCACACATATATCTGAACCACGTGGAGCAGGTAAAAGAACAATTGGCACGTGAACCCTTACCGCTCCCCACATTGTGGATTAATCCTGAGGTCAAGGACATTACGAAATTTACCATGGAGGACTTTAGACTAGATGGATACAACAGCTACGCAAGTATCAAAGCGCCAATGGCGGTATGAACGTCCTCATCGTGTAAGGTTGTTTAGCCACGCTATCCATTTTAACAATGCCAGCGAGCTGACTGCCCGTCAGATCTATTTACAGTGTGCAGGACATTTTAGCGAGACTGATGAATATCGTTGGGTTGAGGAAAACGACATCGAGATAGATTATTTCATGGACGATCAAGTTACTAGCTGGCACAAGACAGTGCTATTCTACGCAGATCTAGGTGAAGCAGAGTACGTGGATTATAGTTTGAGATTTTTTAGGCATGGGGAGGAATGGAAATGATAAAATACGAACAACAGGACTATGACGTTGCTAAAAAAATCATTGGCTTAGGATTCTTCATGGATTTAGATAAAAAGACACTAGAGCCAACTGAAGCTAATATCGTAGATGTTGCTAAAAAATATTATACTTTAAGATTAAGAACATTTGACCCTGACACTGGAGAACATCTATGAAAGTTTACATAAGCAAATACAGAGATCATTGGCTAAGTCCATATACGATCTGTGAGAAGATCTGTTGGTGGCGTGAGATTGATTATGATGAACCCTGGGTTGAACGTGCGGTCAAGATATTAGGTCCTGTCATGGACGTATATAAAAAGATTTTAGACACGGTACATCCACCTATTAACTATGTTAAGATTGATAATTATGATACATGGAGCATGGATA